TAAGCGCAGTGTGCGTTGATATGCTGTACTGCCAGCGTTTCCAAACAAAACTTTTGACGCTTCCTTAGCGTTCAGTAATTCACCAACCATATCAATTTGCCCACGGATCTGGCGCTTTTGGCGCTTTTTGTTTCTGCGCCGGGTTGTTGTAGGCTTGCTGCACAACATTTCCCACCTGTTCGCTTTGCTCGCGGGGCTCGTTCACAAAGAGGCTGATGAAGCACACTTTCGGGAAATCTTTGACCTCTTGTGCATGAGAGCGTTCAGTAATTGTGACGCCGATCTCTACGCCAGCGGCGTGAAGATCTTTATGTAGTCGCTCACAGATATCTTTTTGATCTTGTGTCATAGCTTGATAGCGCCCAGAATTTTCATCCCAGGGTGTACGCATATTCACGTATGCTGTTGCTCTGTACTCACGATCGGGTGAGAGAGTTTGTCGCGTTTTGAAACTTGATTTTGAAAAGTGCGGCATTATCGTCGTTCTCCACTATTTAAGTTGTCCCAATGCGCTCGATAGAAATCTTTTAATTCAGCCGTTAATTCTCGACTGTATTCTAAAAGTGCCTCGCGCTCCGCTGTTGTATCAGTGGCCCATTTTTTTATCTGGTAAACTTCAGTTGATCCTTTTATAAAAGCCTTCTGCTTATCCACCCACATTCTCCAATCGGAATCGTTTTTGGCATTGAGTGGCGGCTCATCGAAGCTCGGCTTGACCAGGGCTTCATCGTGGTGAGTACTGCTTTGAGCATCGACATTGCGCTGATGCTTCTCTATCTCGTTTACAGACGCATACTCACCGCCATGAAGCCCAAGAGCTGCCAGAGCGCGTCCTACAGCGCTAGTCTCACAGTTCTCAATAGCTGCGCCCCTGTTGATGTTCGTGCTGCCTCGGATCTCTTCAGCGTAGCCAGAGCTGACGCAGAAACCTGTCTTGTCTTTGATAAAAGCTTTGATCAGGACAGTCTTACCATCGTTCACAACAAGCTCAGTTTCAATTCCCAAATCAGCCCCGACATGATTGCGGAACGCTTCAACTCGTTGTGCAACCATTGTGTAGTTTTTCCCACCCTGGACTTTTACTCCAGCCATCGATGAGATCGCGGCTTGTATTTTTTGTACGTCCATCAGTGAACTCCCCAGAGTTTTTTTGCTTCGTCCAAGTAAGCTTGCGGTTGTTTCCAATAGAGCTCATGCCAGTTGGGGCTAACCAATCCCAACAGCTCTTCTTTGTCTTGAGCTGCGCGAAGAATGTTCTCAGTCGTTTTGTGATGCGATGAGATTTTATTAACAACGTCCTGGAGAAAGTCATCTCGCAGCTCCGGCGCGTTCTCAGGCGTGAAGACTCTGTAGTCAGATGCATTAGCGTAAACAAGGAACGGGGGTTGATGACCGTTTAGAGCCCAGAACCCGGCGCACTGAAACACGTTGTTCATATCCCAATGCACTGCAGACAGAGATTTAGGCAGATAATTAGTCGTCCACCCGTGCTTATTTTTTGGACTGTACTTTGACCACTTTGTTTTGAGATCTCCCCGGCGTCCGTAATCGGGCAGGGTGCAGTGAGGCACGGCATTGCCGGGAAGAGTATCAAGCAGCTCTATCTCACCAATGATCCTATTGTCTTTTCCCATTGCTTCTTTGAGGCCCAAAATGGCGTTTTCAATCACTAATGGCAGCTCTTCACAGTATCTGTCGCGCTTGCAGTGATCCAGCTCTAGCTCATCAGGGCTAGATCCCATTGGCTCGTATTCGCGCAGCTCTTTGACAGCCATTTCAGTGGCCTCTGGAATGCTCAGAGTAGTTCCAAACTCATCAGGAATAAGATGCATGTCACAATATGTTTGAGCGGTTCTACCGCCCTGCATGTTGGCGCTGGTCCCAGATTTAAGAGTGGCAATGACTGATCTTGCGGCCTCTCTTGCGTCTTCAGAGCTGTCCTGGTTCTTGATTACGTTCCAGGCTTCATTGATTTTGGGACGCACATGGACCTTCTCGTATAGATTTTTAGCCCTGTCTTTTGAGCGTGGATTGGAGTGATGAAAATAATTGTGGCGCACTGACCAGTGCGGCAAGTCGTGTAACATATCGTAAGCCTCGGAAATCAACTTTGATTAACGATAAGGCTTGTTGACCAATACTGTCAAGCGACTTACTATAAAAACGCAACTATTCCCAACAAACTTGAATTCCACGAATCTCAGGGCGAAATTGTATAGCTAATTTCGGAGTTGCCCATTCGAGATCCAGCCTGCGCAGAATATTATTTTCAAATGGTTGGTCGAGTGTATAAAGCCCCTTTGGCTCCGGGTATAAATCTCCAGCAAGCAGATCGTCACTTCCGCGAACCCTACAAAGTGTCCAATTTTGTGTACACGCCTCGTGAACATACTTATCCACGATTGGACTCTTGAGCACATACATTATACTTTTATCGAATTCCTTAATTATGCCTGTACAATTTTTATCGACATTCCAATAAATAGCAGCGTTATCATTGTCATAATATGCGTGAGAATAAACATATCCATACGGCTTTGAACCGCACAATGTGCGATTTATCTTGTTATTGGAACTTACATTTACTTTAGCAATAATATGAATAGGATCTGTTTGAAATAAAATTTCTTGTACAGTGCAGTTTAATATCGCTGCGTATCGTTCTGCATCGGGAACAGTCATCTGAACTCTAGAATGAATCTGGCGAGAGATAGTTTCAGGCGTCACGCCATTTAAAGCAGCGACCTGCTTCTTTGACATTCCCGAGAGTCTAATGCGCTCATTTAAGTTATTTCCCATGCGCATTTGTACTAGCCTTGTCAGAAACTGTTAAGCTCTTTTTTGTCAATAACGGACTAGACAAATTGTGTCAATCAACTTACTTTTAAATTCATGACACTTGATGAATTTCGTTTAGAACAGAACTGGTCGTACAGTGAACTCGCTCGACAGCTAGGCGCAAGCCACGCTACAGCAGCGCGGCGCTGGTGCCTGGCAAACGGGCATAAAGACAAAAGCATTCCCTCGCAATTATTCATGCGGCGCATAGTTGATAAAAGCATGGGGAAAGTACTCCCCAACAGCTTCTACCTGGAATATAATTAATGGCTGACAAAGTTTTTTGTGGGATTGATCCCGGTTACGTGACGGGTGGAATCGCTATAGTTTCCGGAGATTGGGGCGAGGTTCGCGATCTGCCTACGTTTGAATCGGGCGGCATTAACTGTCATGTGCTGGACCACATCCTCAACAGTACAAGCATAGATTTTGTAGTCATTGAAAAGCAGGGTGCCCGGCCTCTACAGAATGTCAGCTCTACTTTTAATCTCGCTATGGCCTACGGTCAGATCCTTGGGTGCCTACAGATGGTTGGATTGCGCCATGAAATCCATTCTCCGCATTCTTGGAAGAAGAAGATGCGGGTGACCAAGGATAAGGACTACGCCCGCCAGCTTGCTATCCAACAGTTTCCCAAGCTTGCGATGGATCTGAAGCTCAAGAAGCATGAGCACAGAGCTGAAGCATTGCTCCTGGCAGCATATGCCAGAGAGCTGGATCGTGGCTGACCCAGTGATGGCACACGTTGATCTGTGCAGTGGCATAGGCGGCTTTGCTCTTGGCTTTGAATGGGCTGGTCTGAGCAAGCCAGTGCTGTTCTGCGACATAGAGCCTTGGAGCCGAAAGGTATTAGCAAAGCACTGGCCTGACGTATCCATAGCTACAGACGTAAAGGAACTTGCTAATGACCCAAATCCCATTATTTCCGCAATCGGAGGCAGACCAAGCATCCTCTCATGTGGCTATCCATGCCAGCCTTTCAGTCAAGCAGGGCAGCGAAGAGGCAGTGAAGATGACAGACATATCTGGCCGGAAATATTTACCATTATTCAAAAAGTCAGACCAGATTGGGTTGTTTGTGAAAACGTTTCTGGACACATCACTATGGGCCTCAACGAAGTGCTTTCTGACTTGGCAGACAAAGCCAATTATGCAGTCCAGACATTTCATCTTGGAGCTGTATCCGTCGATGCTCTACACAGAAGAATGCGACTCTGGATCGTCGCAAGAATTGTGGCCGACACCCAGAGTGTCAGGACAGGAAAATTTAGACACGCTCATAAAACGGAAGGGTCTACAGAAAGCTCCGCGACACAACCTTACGGCAGCAGTGCAGATGTGGCCGACACCCAGAGCGAGAGATTTCAAGATGACAGGCGATGTCGCGAACTGGGCAGAGAGCGCGATAGGGGACGAGTGCTTGCGACGGGCGGTAAGCAGACACGAATCAACGCCTGGCTCGCTGAACCCAGCGTGGGTCGAGTGGCTAATGGGATACCCAGAAGGGTGGACCGACTTAAAGGATTAGGGAACGCAATCGTTCCACAGATCGCCATGCGGATTGGTCAGACAATCAAGGCGGTTAACGATGGCTGACCCAGTGATGGTCAACTGCCCGCGTTGTAAGGGCAGGGGAGAAAGGGAGCAACCAGTGTTCTCAGGGCGATTTGATGACGCGCACGTAGCTATATTTGAGTGCGATATCTGCCGGGGCGTAGGAAAAGTAGATGTCCTGGAAGAAGCGATCCTCAGTATGGAGCCGCCAGAAGAATGATACACTATCACGGAACACCAATCAGCCCTGTTGCAGAGCTAATGACGCTGGCTGGACGGCACTTCTGTGTTAGTCACACGCGCCCAGATGATGTTCGACGCTGTCACAGTATCGGACAGAGTGTGATGCTCGACAACGGGGCGTTTAGTAAGTGGAAGTCAGGGAAGCAAACTGATTGGAATAAATACTATGATTGGTCTGACAAGTGGTTGGAATTTGCAACCACGTGGGCAGTGATCCCAGACACAATTGACGGCGGTAGCCAAGAGCAAGATGCGCTTATTCGTATGTGGCCTCATGGCAATAAAGGCGCACCTGTCTGGCACATGGATGAGCCGATTCATAGACTGCTT